CAGAAAACCCTGGATACCCTGGGCAGCTCCACCACGCTGCCAGTCCGGCCTCGGCCGCCTGGATATTCTTGATGATTGCGACCTCATCAAGTCGAGCGAGCGCCATCCGATTGCGGGCAGCTGCTCGGCCTTGCTCAGATATCTGATTTGCTAGACGTGTCGCTTCCTGTTCTCGCTCTGCCGCCAGGGTGATCTGGACAGCTTTGAGGTTGTTGATCTCCGACTGCTGACGAAGCCGATCAGACGCGACCTTTTGCTCAGCAGATAGAATTTCCAGATTCGCACGCTGAAGAATTACTTTGGCATCGGCCTGTTTCGCTTGCATAGACGCAAGCGTCTGCCTCGTGGTCGCCGCTTCAGCCTCTACACTTTTCCAGTTCGCCGCAGCACTGTAGGTGAGCGCCGCCGCCTGCTGGATCGAGGCCTTCGTAGCCATCACGAAGCCGGCAGCGCCTTGGGCAGCGGCAACAGCCAGACGCGCGCCGATGATGTACGCCAGCGTTTCAGCCGCGCTTGAAACTTGCTCGAAGGTCTTCGATGTGGCCCCGAAGTCCTTAGTCAGCCCATCAATGGACTGCGATACCTTGACGATGTTGGACGATATCGCAGCACTCACACCGCTTGCCTGGTCCATCCTGCCGATGAATTGGGTCAGGGAGTTGCTTGTGGCGGTTAGGCTGTTGCCGATCGTTACTGCCGTTTTGCCGAACAGGTCCGCTACAGCTTTTTCCTGCGCCTGCAATGCCTTGACGACCGAGTCAGCAGTAAGCAGGCCAGCCGCGCCAAGCGCACGCAGTTCGCCAACTGTTTTCCCCATGCCGGCAGCAATAGCCTGCGCCAGCGCGGGAGCCTGCTCCATTACGCTGTTCAGCTCTTCGCCGCGCAGCACGCCGGACGCAAATGCCTGGCCCAACTGGATCAGCGCTGCGTTAGCCGAATCCGCAGACGCACCGGAAATCGCCAGCGTCTTACTGATGGTGCCCACGACGCCCGCCACGCCCTCGCCTGAAAGCTTCAACTCTTTCTGGTTGGTCGCAATACGCTGGTACAGCTCAGCGGTTGCGCTCAACGGCTGATAAGCACTCTGGGCAATGGAGAAAACCGCATTCTGCGCGGTAGCGAGTTCGGCAGAGCTCTCTGTGACCAGCTTCAAACGACTGGTCAGGGATGTGTAGGCCTCCGATGCCTTGTAAATCGCACTCAAGCTAAACGCGGAAGCCAGCGGCCCGGCCAAGCTTGAAGCCATGTTCGATAGGGACAGCATCTGTCCCTGCATCGCACTTACCCTGGCGGAAGCTGCATCAGCAGCTGCACCGGTCCGGGTAACTGACTGGGACGCGCGATCCATGCCCTGTTGAAATCCGCCGATCCGCGCAATCAGGTCCAGCGTCAATGTGCCAAGCGATCTTGACGCCATTTGCATTTCTCCAGACAGCAAAAACCCGCCGGAGCGGGTTGTGGGTGTTCGTTGAGTTGTTTATTTCGACCCTGATGTCAGCCCCATTCCTTCATGGCCTGCTCCAGGGTGATCGCCGGACGCTCTGCATGTGGCATGAAGTCGTATAGATCAGCCTCGCCCCCATTTGCCCGATTCACCTGCAATGCAACCAAGGCACCGGACAGCTCGATCCGGCGCATCGGGTTGAGCGATCCGTGCTTGTCCCTGTACGCCGACCAGGCCAACACCTCGGAATAGGTGATGTTGGCCTTCGCTTCGGCGATGGTTCGCCCGCCAATGCCGTTGAGCACCAGCTCGTGCATCAACTCATCGGCAGGGGTCAGCTCTTTACCGGGTTGTTGACCTCGTTCACAGCGGTCATGAGCGCGAAACCCAATGCAGGATCAAGGTTCACCGCGTCACTGAATGGCAGTTCTTCCGTACCCTCTTCGCCGAGCATGATGCTGAGCGACAAGTAACGGGCGTTTTTGGAAGTTTCCGCTTCACCGCCGGAAAACATACCTTCCATGTTGCCAAAGGTATGGCGGCGCACATGCACCTTGAATTTGTCGATGACTTCTTTGCCCTTCGCGTCGAGGTGCTTCCACTCAACTTCCTTTTTCACAAGGATGTCAGCGACCACGCCGCCCTTCTTCTTGAGTTCTGCCAGATTCATGGTTTTTCCTTACGCTGCCGGAGCAGTGACTTTGCGAACCCAGGCGGAGCCGCCCGAGCGCTGGATGGTGGCAGCCGTTTTGACGACAGTGTTTCCCGCGAAGTCGAACGGGAAGTCGGAGACGTAGCCGTCGAACAAGAACCAGGTGCGCGTTTCCGGAAGCAAGAAATCAGTACCAGCAGCGTTCAAAGTCGGCTTGATATCAAATCCGTCAGCCCAACCAACAACCCATGCGGTGCTTTCAACCGAGTCATCTTCGGACAACTGGTACAAGCGGACGTGGGAAGCGTTTTTCGAATCTGCATCCACTGAAAAAGTGGCCTGCCCTGGGGTCCGCAACCCACGCATGTAGCGTCTGGTTTTGTCGCTCAGGCAGGTGACTTCGATCTGATCTGCCGGGTTGCCGCCTGGGCTGAATGCTGTAATGCACTCCACCTCGATGACTTCAAGCTTCGTGGGGTCGGCAACAGTGGGCACCAGTGCGTACATCTGCGTGCCTTGAGTCAAAATCGCCATGATGTTCTCCAAATGACGGGCATAAAAAAACCCGCTCAAGGCGGGCTATGGTTTTTCAAACAGGGTTTACCGGTGAACCATCCAGTCCACGTCGAAGCTGCTGCGGTAGGACTTCGTTACCGGGTCGCGTGACTCCGCGCCCCAACGGGTGATGTAAGCGGTCAGCTCAATGGCATCCCGTATGGCTTCCGTGACTGCGCGGGCGGATGAGGCCGAATCGCCGTAGACATCAACCTGCAGCGAGTAGCCGTCCACCGTGGGACGGCCAGAAAGGTAGTTCTCAGGGTTGCCGCCGATGACCTGCCAGACCGCATAGGGCTTGGCCACACCTTCGGGAGCCTCGCCAAACGGATAAAGCCTGGTGGGTGACGTGCCCAGCAACGCCTGCACGGCCGGATCAGCGGCGCACACCGCAAATATCGGCGCGGCCATCAGATGCCACCCAGTGCGGCGTCGATTTCTTTCATCAGCTCGCTAGCAAACTTGTCGGTGACGTTTTGAACGTTCGACTGGAAGGCCGGGCGCATGAAGGGCACTGCCGGGGTGTGTTCAGTGCCGAACTCGATGTAACGCCAGTGGCGGGTGTCGCCGCCAGGGTTGCCCGCCGCATCCTTGCTGTGCTGGTTGCTGCCAGCGCCACCGCGGACACCCACACGCATGACCACGCCGCCTTCGTGCCTGGATCGCTTCGCCGATTCCTGCGTGACGATGTTCTTCCAGACCTTTTCGGCCGTCTTCGGATCATCCAGCGCTTTGGCGTTGGCCTTGGCCGCATCACGCACGATGTTCATCGCGCGCCGAGCAGCCTTGCGAAGACCAGAGCGCTGCAACTTGCCGGGCAGCGTCTTCATCTTCTGCACCACGCCCTCCAGGCCCCGCATGTCGACACTTATCTGGCTAGCCATTGAGCACCCCCTTTGAAACCAGAATGGTCAGATACTCCAGCCCCGAAACCGTGTCAGGCAGTGGCTGGCCCTTGATGCTGTAAACCTCTCCCCGGAATAGAATCCGCATCGTCGGTAGTACGCCTGCGCGGTATCGAATGACGATCCGCGCCGAGGCATCAGACTGTGCCGCCTGGGCGGCGATAAGGGCGTTGGTACTCAGTGGCTCGACGGAAGCGCGCACCTTGTCCCATACGGTGATCCAGCCCTTGACCTCTTCACCTGTTTTTTGGTCCTGAGTGGTGCCGAGCGTTTGGAAAACGATTCGATGTCGCAGGCGACCTGCGCTCAGGCTCATGCGAGCGCCGGCGTACGCAGTGGATAAAGCAGAGCCGTCACGGGTTTCGGCAGGTAGCCCTGCTCGAAGGCGCCGCTCGAATTTTCGTCGCGATCCTTGTACAGATACCCAAGCATGAGCATGGTTGCGGCTTGGACTTCGTAAGGGATTGATGCTGTGATGACCGCCCCATTCGCATCAAAGTAGATATCCGCTGCAGACTTCAGATAATTGCGAACTGCACCGCTGGCAGCGTGCGTCTTCAACTTGATGTCATAGTCTTCAGCATCATCATCAACACGAAGGTGGTCTTTCGCCTCTTCCAGAGTGATGAACATCATTTGATGGATACCCCTTTAACCAGGTCTTTGCCGTGGCTGCAATCCTTACCGTCTCGGCCCTTTTTAACGGCCAGTCGCCAACCTTTGCTGTTTAGCTCGCCAGGCTTGTCGCTGGTGGGCTCATCGCAGTGCCAGAGACTTCCACCCCATGTGACGGTGTCGCCTGGGGTGTGAGAGGCTCCGGTGAAGACTCCTCGGTAAATCATCACTGGCAGCGTGAGAGATTTCTCTTCGGTTTTGCCGCTGGAAAGCTGAGCAACGGCCTTGAAGCCTCGCTCACCATCCTGCTCGACGCTCAGGCTGGCGACGCCATCAACAATGCATTCCCAACCCCGCATACCTGACGTCGCCTCAAAGCTTCGCCACAGGCCGCCCAAGTGCTTAGCGTATGAGCCGCGCGGGTAGCTTTTTTCAGGTTCGATGGCCGGACCGATTTCGATATGCGCTGCGTCGCGCCCTGGCTCGCCAGCCTTGGGAGGCTCGATACCAGCCAAAGCTGATGCCACTGCTTTATCAACCAGCAACTGGACTTGCTCAATGGAGACGCTATCACCGTCTTTCGGCAGAGGTATCGCAGCAATAGCAGCGCTCACCTGTTCTTCGATCAGCGGCAAAACATCCTCGACGGTGACGGAAACGCCATCGGCAGGTTTAGGAAGCTTCGCCACCTCGTCGGCGATGGTCCGATTAATTTGCTCAAGATCAGCGTCCTTGCCGTCCTTGGGCACCGGCAGCAAAGCCACGGCATTTTTCACCTGGCCCTCGATCAGAGGTAGAACGTCATCAATCGTCACCGACGTTCCGTCAGCAGGCACGGGAAGCTTGGCCAGTTCTGCGGCGATGGTCAGCTGAATCTGTTCCGGATCAGCATCCTTGCCATCCTTTGGCACAGGCATCAAGGCTACGGCCGCTTGTACGTGCTCCTCGATCATCGGCAGAACATCCTCGACCGTGACAGATGCACCATCGGCAGGCTTGGGAAGCTTGGCCACTTCCTCGGCGATGGTCCGTTGAATCTGCACCAGATCGGCGTCCTTGCCATTCTCTGGCGGAGTGATCAGGGCAGCAGCAGCCCGGGCGATTTCATCAACATCGGTGGACAGCCCCTCCAACGACTTAGAGACATCGGCGCGCAGCTGTTGATCGCGGTCGTCCAGATCTTTGGCCAGTGAGCCTCGAAACGCTTCAATAGCCCGATCAACAACGCCTTTAAGCATGGGGGCGAACGCTTTCGCCTGGGCTTCCAGTTCACGAAGGTTCAATGGTCAATTCCTTCTCTATCAGTAGCGCGAGCATGCGCGCCTGGTCAGCGAGGTCATCTTCAGATGCCGAAGCTGGCGGGGCCGAGCTGGGAGCAACCGAGGCGATCGCATCAGATCCTTTTGCAAACGGATCGGCCTTTGAATCGCGCTTGGCCAGCGCTGCCAGGGAGTAGTTCTGCTGCTGCGCCAGCGGTGAGTCACCGCCCTGCACCGGTGCCAGGCCGGCTCTGCGCCGAGCCTCGTTTGGCTTCATCCAGCCGCCACCGACAGCGTCATTGTTCGCCTTGTAGAGAGTGGCCGTGTCCATACGCAGAAGGCCGTCGAGATCAAACTCGGTCCCATACGGCGCTGGCAGTTCCAGCCCCTCATCCAGACACAGCTCCGCAGCCTCTATCAACGATTGGAGGCAGTCGGAGTAATAAATCTGGTTGGATATCTCTGCACTGGCGTTGTTGGGCTGAGCGCCAACACCGACTTTGTAACCTGGGACGTGAAATGCGGAGCAGACCGTTTCGGCAGACCACCGCAACTGCTCGATCAGCTGTGAATCGGCCGCTGAGATCGCCATTGCCTCGTATTTCAGGCCGTCACCCAAGACCGCCACCCGTCCGGCGTTCTCCCCGGAAAAGTTGAGGTCCCAATGCTCTTTCAGTCGCTTCGCAGTGTCGTCTGCGATGGCGCCAGGAGCAGTGAGTACGCCTCCCGGCTTGGACCCGTTGCGAAAGAAATTCGCGGAATTGTTCTGGATCGCATTGCCCTGCATGGCAGCAAGGCCGCAAGCATAGATGGGTGATACGCCTACCAGGGGATGAAAAAGGCAGTTCATCCGGTCGTGAATGATCTCACTGGCTGGCACCACCACCCCATCTTCCAGAGTTGAAAGGTTATCTGCCAGCAACCGATAGTAAACGCTGCCGTCGTCGGCCACGAGCGGTGTCACCCGGCGCGGATCCAGCACGTAAAGTTTGATCACCACACCGCGCCCATCACGCAGTTTCATCACGTAGGTATTGCCGTGCGTGAGCTTGGACAAAAACCATGTTTCAAAAAACTGGATTCGATTTTGAAAATGATTGGGTCTTTTGATCACCGGGGAAAACGAGGAACTCGTCGTCTCCTCCCATATCCGATCATCCGTCAGCTGGACCAGCTTGAGCCGCAGCTTTGCGATATCAGATGCAATGAGCGTGATACAGGCAAACACCGCAGAGAAGGCCAAGACCGTATCCTGATTGACCTCGATGTTCTTCTGCCATGCACCGGCGAATGCCTCTCGCACCACGCCGATCCAACCGCCGCGATTATCAGCCGGGCGAAGCGACTTTTCCTCAGTGCCACGGCCAAATTTGAAAAATTTCATCGCGGCTCCACGTTTTATTCTGCCGTCATGTCCCGGCGTTTGTAGACACGTTTTTTCGATGGAGATTGATCCTCAGTCGAATCGACCGGCACAGGCTCTTCCGTGTCCATTCGCGCGCTTTTGATAGCGCGAAGAACCTTCACATCCTTCTCCCCGGCATCGAACGAATCGCCCGCAGCAAGTTGCTTTCCGGCGTACCGAAATTCCTTCAGGGCTATCATTTTCACTTTGATACCTCCTTTCCTTGCGGTAGGCCGGGGAAAGCCCCGGCCCGCCCTGATCAGGATTCGTAGTTGGCTGAGTCGATGTAACCGACTGCCGATGGACGACGGCGCTTCCAGTTGATGAAGCGCTCGGCGCGCAAAGCCACCATGTTGTTCTGCCAGAGGCTGACCAGTTCCTGAGAGCCAGAGCCAGGTGCGCTGTCCATCTGCAACGAGGCTTCGCGGCTCACGTCGATGGTCACGCCGCCGTCGTCAGCTAGCAAAATTTCCGAGGCCTTGGCCAGAATCAGGCGCTGCCCCGCACCAACTGCCGTATCGCCCGTACCTGGGTTGGATGGCACACTTTCCGATACTACGACCGGCAGCCCCACGAAAGTGCCGCCATTCATGTCGATGCCGGGGAACTCGGTCTGGCCGAGGGCGTTGGTCATCAAGTTGATCGTGAGCGCCATGGTCGGAGTCATGATCCACACGCCGCCAGCAGGGGTGATTTTGGCAGCCAGAAAGCTGGCAAAAAGACGCTTCACGTCTGCTTTCAAAGCTTCGGCAGTGGTGCCGCTCGCAACAATCGGCGTAATGCCGTTGGTGATCGACGCCGGAGAGACATCAACTACAGCGGCAATTGCCGGATCAACAAATGCAACGTCCAGAAACTCAGCCATCGACTCAGTGAGGTCTTTTTGCACCAACGCCTCTGCGCTAGGGTTGCTAAAGCGCACCAGCTCATCGGTCAGCACGACGATACCGGCGGCTTTGGTAAATCGCAGAGTGGTGGTGTCAAACGCCAGAGCCGATACTGGCTTTGGCTTGCCCTCACCCACCCAGCCCACGCTGGAGCCAGAGGTCTGGCCCGGCATCTTGATGTTGAACGGGACCAGGCGAAGGCCTTGAATCTTGCCGAGAATGGTCTGAGGGCGCAGCAGTTCGATGAACTCACTGGACATGTTCTGGTATTCAACCAGTGGAGCGGCCCAGGCAGGGTCGGTAGTGGTGCCTGCCGCAACGGCGGCCTTTAGAACAGTGAGCACTTCAGGTGTGGATTCTTCCCAGCCCTTTGCGATCTCCTGCGCCTGCATCAGGTTGCCTTTGGAGCGAGCCAGCGCAATCGCGTAGCGGGTGAACGCGGTGCCTTTAGGCAGCGAGCGCTCCACACGGATGACAGCGTTATCACGGAACTCATTTCCTTTGTGAACGCTGTTCACGCGATTTGGCTCGACTGGCTTCGCCTTGGATACCATAGACTTCTCGAGCCCACGCAGGCGGCCGAGGTGGCTATCCACAGATTTGAGCTCACCTTCGAGGCCGTCATACTCCTCCGACTCGGATGCATCCAGCGTGCGGCCTTCGTCAGCAGCGTTCGACATGATCTCTTCCAAGCGAGCAGCCTTGGCAGCGCGCGAGGATTCGAAAGATTTGATTTGTTCCTGAATGTTCATGTTGCCCTCCTCGGGCTTCGGTATTTCGAAAGTTTTGATGACAGGTGCCGAAGCGCCGGCGGGTTTCACGAGATGCACAACAGGAAGCACCGACTGGCCAGACGCGGCCCGCTGCTTCAAGTCGATCGATTTGATGGTCTGAATGGTCGCCTCAGCGTTTGCGGCGACCGTGACGGCAGAAAGCTCAAGCCACTCCCACTTGAGGAAGCGCCTGCCCCAACTTCCGTCGATGTTTGCCGACTCGATAGGCGAGAAACCGATAGACAAGCCTCGAACCAGCCCAGCCTTGATCGATTGCCAGGCCTCATCGAGCCGATCTTTGAGGGTGCCTGGCTCATCGATCTTCGCCAGTTGAACGGTGACTTCGATGCCCTTGTCGGTGACAACGGCTTTCGTGACATTGCCGACAGGAGCGTCGTGGCGGTGCTGCCAGAGAAACGGGATGGGCAGCGTGAATTGCGCCCCCCTTGGCTCGACCACGTCATCCATCCGGTCTGTGGCCGGGGTTGTGGCTATGCCGGTGATGATCCTGGCTTCTTCATCTACCGCCTTGATCTCAAGGACGCTGTAGGCTCTGTTCATTTTCGGTATCCCAGAAAAGCAAAAACCCGCACAGGGCGGGTTGGTGACGTAGCCATGGGCTACACGAAAAACATCTGAAATCTCTTTTTCATTGGCTCAGGATTGAGCGCCATCATGGTCACGGCATCGAAGGTCGCCATAAGCGGGTCAATCTTTGCCGAGCCGCTCACCTGCTTGTTGATCGTCACGGCGTTGCCGACCGCTACAACCCTGGCATTGCCCACGCACCAGTTCATCAGCGGCGTGCCGCAGTGAACCATCTCCCCGCCGGCGATCTTGCGCTCAGTGGTTTTGATTGCGCCGTTGAGTTTCCAGCCTTGGGATACCGCGTTGATCTGCTCTTCAACGATTCCCCGCCCTGGGGCTTGAAGTTCGTTGACGATATCGCCGATGCCTGCAGCGTCAGCGCCGATGGCATGCTCAGGCGGGAGCAGTTGAAGGTCGTTGATGCGACATATCACATCTGCGACCTGCTGAACGTCATCACCTGGCTTATCGACAATGGTCAGGCTGCCTTGCCGCTCAAAATCCAACAGCGCAGGCGCGATGTCTTTGCGGCGCTCGAGCACAATCTTGTGCGCCCACGCATGGGCCCAGTGCAGCCACCGCCGAGTGCCAATCTCGCGACCGATGAGGCTCAACCCGAGCAAGTCATCAAGCCCGCCGCCGTCGATGCCCACCACGATCACTTCTGACTTTTCGATCAGGCTGTCCAATGTCAGTCCCGGCTCGGCCGCGGCAAGCCAGAAGTCTGCTCCGGCCCAGCGATCATTGCGAAGAGCAAGACCGATCTGGACGTTGAGGTGCTTGGCCAGAAACTTGTTTCTGGCCCCAGCGTCCTTATCCAATGTTTTGCGGATCTGATCTTCCAGCCACTCCCGGCTCACCGACCTCCCCATGTTCGGGTTGGGAACATGGAAGTTCTCTGGCTTCAGGTGGGCACCTGACTCGATCATCGCCTTGGGGTACTCGTAGATCACACCCAACGATTTGTTGTCGACCACAATTCCGTCTCGGACGTTTCTGAAGTAGTCGACCTTTTCTTTAAACACCCCGGCTGGCGGCTCGTCGCTTTGGGTGGACAGAAAAATAACCCAGCCTTCGTCACGCGAAACCTGGCCCCCGGTCGCCTCCATCAACATCGCGTCTGCGTTCGGTCGTTTACCGAATACCCAGAGCTCATCGATCAGAATTTTCCCGGACTTCTTACCGGACACTGTGTCGGAGTCAGCGGCGACCACTTTCAATGCGGCTTTGGTCACCCTATGGGTGATGGTCCGAATGTGGTCCTGCACATGCAACAACTCGCTGAGTTCTTCATCGGCACGCACCATCGCAGCGGCGGGCTTGTAGCTGTTTTGCGCAACCTCAATGGTCGGAGCCAGAATCAGCAGCTCTTCGTTGTCCCGCCAGTTCAGCACCAGGGCGGTCACCATGATTCCGGCAGCGATTGTGGACTTAGCGTTTTTCTTGCTAATCAGCAGGAAGAACTCTCGGATTTTTTGATTGCCCGTCTCGGCGTCGTAGGCACCAAAGATGGCAGCCACGAAATCAAATACCCAGGGCTCGCAGCACTCACCAAATGTCGGTTGACCAGGTACGTCGACAACTCGTAGCGATTTGAAGATATCCAGCGCCGCTTCGGCTTCGCTCGGATAGAGCGGAGCAAACGGGATCAGGGACTCGCCCGCCACGATCCGCCTTTCCCAATCCAGGCAGGCCGTGGACCATTCCATTTATTTCACCGATCGAAGGGGGGGCGCGCTGGTTTTGAATCTGCCGGACGCAACCCGCTGAGCGGCGTCTGCTTTTTGTTCTTTCTTGCCCGACTCCCCAGGCTTCGGGACGGTAAAAGCGGCCAACGCTTTGGCGGCCTCCAGGCGCAACTTTGGATGCGCCACCAGATCGTTCATCATTGATTTGAAGAACACGAGCGGGTCATCTGCTACCTGGGGGATGTACGGGTCGGGGTCACCGGTGGGTAACTCGGCCTTGGGCGCAGACTTAACAACGGTTGCCCGCCCCATTGCAGCCTGGACCTCAGGGTCTTTTTCAAGTCTGGACGCAGCTTGAGACGCAGTCTTTACGGGGCATCCAGCGCTAATTGCCGCTTGCTTTTTGCCTTCACCGGACAGCCGCGCTTCGGCGTACCGGCGCTTTTGTTCGGTTAACGCCATAGTTAACGGATCCTGTTAAGGGGAATTAAATCTCTCGATGGGAGGGTGAGTGGTCTGGGACGCGAAGAGATCGTAATTTTTTATACCCCCCCCCGGGCACGCCAGAGACGTGCCGCACCATAATGGCGCTTGTAGCACGTCAGTGGCGTTCGGCAGAAGGGCTCCTTTTGTAGCACGCCAGTAGCGTGCGCAAGACACGAGATATCTTGTAGCACGCCACTGCCGCCAGCTACCACAGTCCAGCAGCTTCCTCTGCCTGCTTCACAGAAGAGTGGCAAGACGCGCACAAGGACACCCACAAGCTGCGATCCCAGAAAAGCTTCATGTCACCACGGTGCGGCGTGGAGTGATCCACCACCGTAGCCTCTGTAACTCTGCCGAGCCTTTCGCAATAGGCGCAAAGGGGATGCGCACTCAGGTGGACGAGGCGCGCCTGCTGCCATTTGTATCCGTATCCCCGCTGCGCCGCTGTGGTCTTGCCCGATCGCCATGACTCGGGGTTGACTGCCTTGAGCTGCCGACCCTCTACCTCTTTCAGCCTGGGCTTGATAGCTTTCAATCCCATCAGCTGCGGCCAATGATCAAAGTACCGTCCATGTAGGTGGTCGGCTCGGCGTCTGGATCGCACTGCTCACTGGCTGCCAGCTCCTGGATCAATATCAGTTGCTGGTCCGCCATCAGCTGTAGCAGGCTGGTCTGGCTCTGCAGCAGCTCTGTCTGCTTCACCTGCTCGGCCAGGATCTGGCTGAGTAAAGAGTTGCTGTGCTCGCTCATATGCCACCTTCGTCCACTTCTTGATCCAGTCGCGACGGGCGTCGCATCCGCTGCAGGACATGATCAGAGCAGCGTATAAAACAGGAAACCAGCGGCCACAATGGCAGCTAAACCCAGGTAGCCAAGTGCGGATACCGCTTTCGATGAGTTGGTTTTAGATCCCATGATTGTTGCCTCAGTGGCTGCCATCTATGGCGGGTGAATGGATAGGAGTTATCTACTTGCTCTGGCTGCGCTGGATCTGTGCGTCAACCTGGTCTGCGCACGTATCCAGCAGTTTGATGGCCTGATCTTTCAGCTCCCACACATCGCCGTTCAGCCGCAGATCGGCCTCATCAGCGTTGATGCGTTCGCACGGGATCAGCTCAGGGGGTTCGATTCTTACCGCTGATGTCTTAGTTACCAGCACCGGCTTTGCCGCGCAGGCCGTCAGGCAGAGGCTGAGCAGCCCAGTCACGAACAGGCTTGCTATCTGTCTTGAGCTTTTCAAAGTCTTTCCTCGCCTTTTTGGCTTTGTCTTCGCTGGCCTTGATCCGCTGGTTCAGGTCTTTCTGATATGCGGCGTTGCGCTGGGCCTCGGCGCGCAGCGTGGTGATGGTGGCCTGGCTCTCGGTGTTGGCAGCGATGGCGTCGTTCTTGCTCTTCGTCTCCAACTGCATGGCGCCACTGAGGGCGACAACGCGGTACTGCTGGATACCGACGAGTAACAGGCCCACAAGGCCGATGATGATTGCAGCTGCGATAGCCTTCATGTGATGTCCACCTTGCGGCCAATGAACCGTGTCACCAGTTCGCGTATGGCGGTAACGCCAAGAAAGCCGATGGTCCCACCAGCAGCCACTGACAGGCTTGGTGGCCATGCCATCCACTCGATCAGGCTGGACGCAACCAGGCTCAACGCACCACAGATCAGCGCTTCAAAGAAGATCCTGCGTTTGCTGGTTTCTTTGGCGTCGTAGAGGATGCGAAGTAGAGAGACGACGATGGCCATAATCATGCCCTGCCACAGTGGGTTTGAAATGGCCGCCACGATCCTGGCCCACGTATCTGGTTTGTCGGGCATGGTGCGCGTCCGGTCTCAACCCTTTCGGGATCTATAAACGAAAAAGGCCCGCCGATATGGCGAGCCTTCAAATGGGTGCAGATGGCCGGTGCTGATCTCCGGCTTAGTGACGATAGGCGCGTACCGGCGCCTCGTTTTACTTCCTCCGCTCACGCGGCTACCCCCTGACCAGCTTGCCGAAATGCTCGGCAACCTAACCGCAGCAGATACGACCGGCACTAAAGTGCCGCATCACGGACCGGCGGGGATCTCGTTCACCTGATTAACGCATCAGCCTGCGCATTCATCTGCATAAAGCAAAAAACCCAGCACTTGGCTGGGCTTTGTGTTCCATCGGTATTAGCCAATCTTGTGGATGGCTTCAACACTGAATCGCCGGTACTCGGTTGCGTCAGGACTGCAAATCTTGACACCCGCCTGCTGGCCTGCGACCTCAATGCGGTAGTGCTCCCACTCCATTTTAAGCGCGGCGTCAGCAGCAGCCTGATTGGATTCGTACCAGCCCACCGCACTCCGCTCGCCATAGTTTTCGCCATCGCGAAACAACACATAAACAGTTTTCAAATTGCCTCCGAAGCAAAAACAACGTCCATTGCTGGAGCGAAAACGTTCGGCATGTAATGGATGGGTGCCGCGCTGGAACAGCTGAACACCGTGCCATGAAAACAGAGCTATTCCATATGGACAACTCTTTTCTCACGCCGCTGCTCGAACACCTTCCAAGTAGCAATCCACCCAGGCCGCACCGGCCTTGATCAGTTCGCGAGCCTTGCCTTCACTCATTGCGAAGTGGCGACCAACACGGATCGCTGGCCACTTCGCGCCGTAATAGAACCAGACCATATCGCCCATCTGCTGATGCCGGGCGCACAGACCGGCAACGGCCGCGTCAACAAGGCCGGCAAGCTCGTCCGTGATCACATACGACTTACCTGGCATCGGCATGGCATCCCGCATCAGGGCGAGCGTGGGCGAGGCATAGCTGGGTACGCCCATTCCGTCCATCCGCCAGTATCCCCACTGCTCGAGCATGTTTTCAGTTTCACCCAGTGGGCGGTGCAGCGTGTTGCGAGTCATCATGGTCAATCCCCTGTGTAATTCGATCCACCGGCACCGCGGCGGTTGTTCTGGTTATAAATGACGGCAGGTCCAGTCATCCGGGCCGGGCGCTTCAACTGTTCGATCTGTCGGTCAGCGGCCTGCAGGCGCATGCTCAGTTGCGTCACCAGCACTTCCAGCGACAACGGTTCGCCTGTCTCGGCGGCGACCCAGCCCGAGGCGTTGCACTGCGCACACGCCAATTCATGGAAAACACCCTTGATCACTGCGCGACCTCGGCAGGCCGGGCACTGGGCCAGGTCAAACTGCGCGGCGCGGAATGCTGGGACGTGTGACTTCTTCATTGGCGGCCTCGACCTTGGTATGCCTGAATAACGCCTTCAAATGCCGCGCCGATTACCAGCACAGCGATGGCGACGATCCCACCTGTCACTGAGTTCATCCAGCAGGCCAGGCCAACAGCCACGATGGTGATGTAGTGCTGCCAGAGGCTGACGCTCGGCTTGAAAAGGTCCTGATTCGCCATTTTTAAACCTCGCCTTTTATGGATTCGTGATTGCGCTGGAAGCCACGCCGGTATTGGCCTCGACGGCATTCTGCGAATTTTCGTTTCTAGTCAGGGTCGAGCGGTGAATGCGGCCAAAGCCTTTCCCGTCTAACCATTCGTGCCACTTGTTCAGGGCATCACGCTTGAGCAGCTCAGCCGAGGTGTGGATATAGGTCTGCACGTTGCGGGTCAGTGTGTGGTTCACCAGCATCTCGCCAATCAGGAAGTCGACGCCCAGATCAGTCCAGCCGGTCCGCGCCACTTTGCGCAGGTCATGGCTTGTCCACTCACCCTTGCCCAGGCGAGCGAATACGGCACATGCCTGGCTGTCGCTGATCGGTCCACGGTTGCGAGCCGGGAACATGTAGGCACCCTTGTAGCCCCTCAACGATTGCCAGGCCTTGTACCGTTCCAGCAGCGCGCAGGCTTGATGGGTCAGCGGCAGCCGATGCTCACAGCGCGTCTTGGTGTTCTCGGCTGGAATGAACCACTCGCCCTGCTCGCCCAGCGTCAGATGTGACCACCGGGCTTGCCTTGTCTCGCCAGCGCGGGTGCCATGACAAAGCATCATCAGGGCCAGCATGCAGTCCTGCGGGTGCTGGTCGAACCCGATGGCAAGCTCACCCAGCACCTCTTCAAGCTGAACGGCGCGCAAACGCGATGGTTTTGGCAGGATCCGGGCCTTGGTGAAGTCGGTGAATTTGAAGCCGGCAACTGGGTTCTGTGCGATCAGGCGCAGCTTTTCGGCCTGGCGGAAAGCGACCACCAGTACGCCCCACATCAGCCGGACGTAGGACAGCGACATTTCAGCCTGCATGGGCCACATAACCAGCTTGTCCAAGGTGGACCGGTCCACATCGGCAATGAGCAGATCGGACAGACGAGGCTGGAGATGGCAGGTGATGATCGAGGTGTTGGTAGCCCGGCGCTTTGCCGACAGGCTGCGCTCGGTGGACTGGCGGACCATGAACCAGTCCAGAAGCTGGCCAACGGTCTGCAGCGTCCCGGCGGCAGCGGAAGCCTTCGGGTCACTGGCAAGGCGTTCGCGGATCTTCGGCAGAGCATTGATCAGCCCTTTCACCGGCAGTGCCGGGAATCCTGCGATCTTCTCCCATTTCTTGCCAACCACCAGGTACCAGGTGCCCCGCTCCCGGTTCTGGTGAAACCGGAAATACACGCCTGGGTAACGAGCGTCGCGCAGGTCGCGCACGTCCGAGTTGCCAGCCTGCCGCCGGATTTCAGCGTCCGATAACGAAGTGAGCAGGGTTTGGCTCATGCTGTGGCCTCTACGTAATCAGAAATGCGCACGCGCACAGCGCCGCCCTTGATGGTTTCGGCACTGATCTGCAGCTGGGTGACAAACCTGCTGTCATCGATGCCGAGCGCCTGCGCTACGCCGTCACGGCCTGACTTGAAAGCCGCAATGCAGTTGTCATCGTCCCGACGTCGTCGATCAGGCGGAATGAACTCGAGCGAAAGCAATGCGCGCCCCTTGGGAACGGGTAAGGCAGCCTGGAGGCAAAGCAGGTAACAGGTGTTGCGATACGACTTTGCGGCACGGCTTTTGGTGGCCCAATGAGTACGCGCATTTGGGCTGAGCACCTTGGGCGGCCACGGCAGCATCAGGTCAGTCATGCGGCCCCCTTGACGGTGAGAATTCCTGCCCTGATGAGGGCTTCGTGGGTTTCGGCTATGGCGCGCGGCATGTCTTGCCAATCGATATCACCATTGGCCCGCCCGTCGATGACGTCATGACAGGCGCAGCAGGCGTACACCGCGACAGTGTCGAAGCCCTTCATGCCCATTCCCTTCTGGCCGCATGGCAAATGCGCAAGCACGGTCGTTTCCGGGTTGTAGTTGCAGATCGTTGGGATTCGAACTGTGCAGTCCTGGCCTCTGGCCGAGGCTCTGAGCTTCTTCGAGGTCATGCGCATATCGACTGCCCCGTGACCACATCAATGACCTCAAAGGTGTTCGGCCACATCCAGGCCCCGTAGCGCCTGGCCATAGCCACGTCAACGAACAAAGCCAACGCATGGTCGGGCGTCGAACTCAGGTCAACCTTGAACGAGCAGCAGAACACCGCGTACCGATAGGTTTCGATTTCAGGAATGGCCAGACGCCTAACGCTCATTGCGTTTCCCCGCTGCGCCTGGCGCGAAGATCGGCCAGCGCTTGGTTTCCCACCTCNGTTCGCGAGGAAGAGTCTGCAGGCTCAAAAACCCAGCGGCAGCCGTGGCGTGGTAGACCGCCGGGTGGAACCACTTACCACGCCCTTCCATGCCTGGGTGTGAGTTGCGCAAAGCTTGGGAATAAGCGACCTCAACGCTGGGCAGGCCCAGCCCTTCCGGAGCAAAACACCAGCTGACGAACACACCCGGAGCGGGCACGAATGCCGACTTGCTGGCGCTGACCATGCGCATACCGTGGCGCAACTGATCCATTGAGGTGATCCCGGAGCGCATGAACTCGGCCAACCACTCGAGCTTCGAGGCATCCATGATTTTCTGGTTGGGCCATGACTGCCGCCACGCGCCGCACGCCCCTTGCAGCCGGAGAAACAGCTCATCGATAACCTGTTGCGTTGCCGGGTCAATCTCGACCGGGACGGCTGGCGCTGGGCAATAGGCTGGATCGGTTGTCCGGTTCTGGACCAGATAACCAGCTCGAACAGGGCCGCTCACAGGATCACCCCCTTGGAGGCCCAGCCGCCGGTTGCTTCGGCACCTTCCTCCGAATCTGGTAGGTTCCCCTTGGCCCGCTCTTTCACGTACCAGCCCACCAAGCGGTTACACCAACCGGCGGATGTATCTACGGTGTTCTGCTTGGCCACAAACCAGCCGATGAACCGACGGATCAGCGCATCAGAGATATCGACGGGTTTGACGCCAGCGATCTGAGCCTGAGCGATCAGGTATCGACTGTCCGGGGCCCAGTCGGCGAACATGGCGAAGCGCAGGCGATCATCGGTCGACTCCAGGGCCTGCTTGTCCTGATCATCGATCACGTCCGAAATCTCGCGCGGCTGCTGCTGTTCGGTTAATTGATGGTTAAGTGACGGATTGGGTGCAGATTTCGCACCCCGTTCGGTCGAATTCTGCACCCCGTTCTGCTGTGATTTGCACCCCGTGCCGTCATCTGCACCCCGTTCAGGGCGGGGTGCAGGATTTGCACCCCGCTTTATCGGCAAGTCATAGACGACTGGGCGACGGTCATGGCGCTCGATGTACACGGCGGCCAGCGCTTGATTGCCTGGAACGATCAGTTCAGATGCCCGCAACAGCTCGAGCTTGGAACGCACGGTTCGCTCGGAAAGTCCGGTGTCTTCGCTCAGTGTCGTTGCAGAGGGAAATGCTCCACGCCCATCGGTACCGGCGTAGTTCGCCAGGCACAGCAGGACATGGCGCGCGCTTGAATCGGAAAGAGTTGTGCGCGGGATTTGTAGCGCCCACGCCATTGCTTGAACGCTCACGCAGACGCTCCAATATTCTGTTCAGCCAGCAATGCCAAGCCTTTGGTTGTGATGAGAGGATCAAATGCAGCACGATCTGCGCCTGTGTCTGGATCGGGCTTGAGGGCAGTGATCTTGTGCACCATCACGCCGGTTGTGATGCGGGGCTGGTATGCGGTCCAACGACCAGAACCGCCCCGCCGGAATATCCACCGGTGCTGGTGAAGCCACGCAAAGAGCGTTGACGGAGCAAGTTGCAGTTGCTTGGCAGCATCGGTGATGCAGATCGCACCGCCGGCGCTGGCCAGGCGATTGATGGCTGCAACCTTCGGAGCCTGTTTGTCGATGACGAACTGCAATTTGCGGTTCTGTTCGACCTGATCAGCAGCCAGCCGGAGAGCTTCGGCAAACGAGGTCGGGATACGCAGCCGACCGATCAACTGACCTTCCAGCTCCCGCCAGCGCACAATCACTTTCATGCGCAACTCGGCGCTGTAGCCGGTCAGCAGGCAGTCCGTGTGCTCGCGGTCGAGCATGTACTCGGTCTGCTTACGATTCTGCCCGTCCAGATAGGTGTGCTCAAAACTGAGCGCATCTATTTTCAACTCGGTGAGCATGGTCATGACGTCACGCTTGACGTTTTTGTGCTGCTTGCCAGTCAGCCCTGCAATTTCGCGTGACGACATTACCTGACGCGTCAGGGTTTGGTGCTCGCCAGATCCGGGTCCGGCAGCGTGGTCGGTGTTGCATGGGGATGGTGTAGTGTGCATAATCCAGCTACCTCACGTTGTTTGTTGTTGAAAAAGCCGGTCTAGCCACCGGCTTTTTTTCGTCTGGAATTTGGTACTGGATGAATCAACAGCCCATCCGCTGTACTACCTGCCCTTCCCGGTTAAGCCGACAATCTCCGTCAAGCTGCTGACTTGTTCGGGTGTGCTTCGGCAAGCAACCAAGAAGCGTCAAACGGTTTTCCCCTGGCAGCAGCCAGAGCAGAGATGCGCTCGGCGTAATGGGTTTCACCTGTGTACTCGGTGCGCGGTAAGCACTCGGCAGTTAGCCATTTGTAAACGGCGCGCGGAGTTTTCCCGCAAGCCAAGGCCACTACCGGAACGCCGCCGGCATCTTCAATCGATTTCTTAAGCGGGCTCATGTGGCCTCCGAGGTAAATATGAACTTGCAGTACATATTATGTCGGAACTGAAAGTACATGCAAGTGCGTGCAGAATTGAACCTATGGTTCAAATAGAAGAGTTGAGAGCCGCTTTTGCGGCTCGCCTGAAGAAAGCGCTGGCAGAAAACCATGTGGAGCCGTGGGGAGCAGGCGTTCGCCTTTCAAAAATGACGGGGGTCACTCCCAAGGCGGCCAGCAAATGGCTGAACGGAGAGGCAATCCCTGGTCCTGCCAAGATGAAAGCGTTGTCTGAGGGACTGAATACGTCGCTCAGTTGGCTCCAAAACGGGGCTGAAAAGCCTCACGCAAATCGCAAAACCGTCGCTGGCGAGCCTTCAAACGTTTCGATGATCACGCAGCCAACTCAAATGTATAGCTACCCGGTCGTGAGCTGGGTAACTGCCGGCGCTTGGGCGGAAGCAGTTCAGCCGTTCCCGGACGGGTTCTCAGATCGATACGAAGTTTCAGATTACAAGGCAAAAGGGCCTGCTTTCTGGCTGGAGGTCAAAGGCGACTCTATGACTGCAGCGTCCGCCCCTTCTGTTCCTGAAGGTTCCCAGATATTGGTCGACACAGAGGCTGATGTCCGTCCAGGCAAGCTGGTGATAGCGAAGCTGGCAGGCAGCAATGAGGCGACATTCAAGAAGCTGGTTGAGGACGGCGGGATCAGATACCTGAAGCCGCTGAACCCTGCCTACCCTACCTTTCAGTGCGCAGAGGACTGTCGCATTATTGGTGTGGTGGTCATGGCACTGACGAAGTTCATTTGAATTATTTAAAGAAGATGGCGTAACAGGTATCTCCCAGGGCCGCGTGCCCGACGCCTGCGAGTCATTGTCTAGAAAGGAATCAATATGCGAATAGCTCTAATCATGGTGGCGGTCGCATTGGCCGGATGCGCCTCAAAAGCCCCTCCCAAGCTTGGAGAAGCGGCGCAGGCTAGACTGGATAGGCCAATGCCCACCTCGGAAGAACAGCGCGTATGGGAGTGTGCGGGGACCACCGGCACAATCAAGGGCTACGCTGTTGTTCTTCGAATGCAAGGACACCCGATCGATTGGAACGGCGAGCTTTGGTCGATCGCTGAAAGAGCACGACGCTTGGGCTGCACCCAGGCTGAGATGGACGCCCCTGATCAGGGGCGCTGGTCGAGCAAAGGCTCCTCTAACCAAGCGAAACCTTAGGTGGGTAAAGCTGCGGATCACGTGACGGCAGGGCGGATCGTGAGGGCGTGAGCTGCGTAGGCGGCGCGGCGGGGATTTGTAGGAGTGCCTGTGATGGGCTGACGACATCGAACCCAGACTTGGCGTGCGACCTTCGAGGCTTCCTTCCGACTTCAAATGGTCAGCCGTGGAATTGATGCGGATCGCTGAGAGGTTGAGTCCAGCGGATAACGAGGCGGACGCACAGGCGGTGATGAAGATGTTCACTGTGTTCCATGCTGGCACGGTATCCAGGTGAGGTACGATTGGTACGGATTTCGCGGGCGGGAGGAATGCTTGGGTCTTAGGTGGCGGTTCGCTTACATTTAATAAACATATCATCAATCAATAAACTATTAGCCCCCTTACTGAGTAGCTGACAATGGATGGATCCACAGGGTTTGTTCCACGCGAATTCTCCGGCACAACAAAAATCACAGATAAAGGAATACGAAATCACTTTAGCAAGTCTGTGTCTCCTTGGAGACCGCTGGCCGAGCTAATATGGAACGGTTTCGATGCAAAGGCGAACAATGTAAGCGCCAACATTGACACAAACAAACTAGACGGAGTTGAGTCCATCACTGTTCTAGATGATGGGCACGGCATCGATGTAGATGGAAGCGACTCTAGCTTTTTTAACTTTCGTGATTCAAAAAAGAAACGATCTCATGACGTTCATGGCGAAAAGGGTATAGGACGACTATACTTCCATAAAATATGCAACTTAGCAGAGTGGTACACGAAATCTGCCGACACAGATGCAAAGCTGACTGTTCATAGTAACGCACTGGACAAGATTGAAGCGACCACAATCCCGCCAGGGGCTCAGCATGCATTGCTTTCAGATCTAGCTTCAGGCACATGCGTAGAATTGACCAGATTTTCCGAACCATACCCCGGCCATGACAATATAGCCAAATGCCTGTCCCTCGAATTTGGCTGGTACCTGGCAATGAATCCTACTAAATCCATAACTTTAAATGGAGAAAGAATTCTCCCCCCAGAACATGACTCTGAGACAATATCGCTGAATATTGAGGATGGTCTATTTGAAATTAAGCTAATACACTGGTCAGAAAAACCAACATCAGGAAAGTCATATATTTATTACACATCTTCCAAAGAAAAAGTGGTGAGCTACGCGCTCAGCAGCCTAAACCAGAAGCCCGGATATCATACAACTCTCGCAGCTCGCTCTACTTGGTTTGACGCATCAGAAATTGACGACCAAAGCCTACACATATCCTTCGACACGTTAACCCAAACTAAGACATGGCGATTACTTCAAAAACATATCAATGACTTCGGCCAAGAGCATTACAGGCAGTTTCTTGTCAGCAAAGCTGACGAACAGCTCAACAAGCTTGAGATGGATGGCGAACTGCCGAGCTATAAAGATGCAGGAAAAGGGTATGCGGAATGGCGCTTAGGCCACCTCAAAAGCATACTTCGAGTAATACTAATATCCGACCCAAAGGTATTTAAAGACAGTAATAAAAAACAAAGAAAACTGATAATAAGATTATTAGACAGACTTGCAATATCCAATGAGAATGACGCTATATTTGAAGTGCTCGATAGCGTACTGAATCTGGATGAATCTTCCATGCAGAAATTTGCCGACCAAATCAAACTAGCAAAGCTTAACAATATTGTGCAAACCATTGAGCGCTTACAGAAACGTGAAATAGCTATCGCTCGCATCGGCGAAATAATGCGCAATCACTATGAAAAAACTCTTGAAACTCCCGACCTGCAGGGAGTGATTGAGGCAAACACTTGGCTATTCGGCAATCAATATGAAACCATCGGAGCAGAAGAGGACACATTCACTGTCATCGCCAGAAATCTAAGAGATCGCATGAAAGACATAAACAATGTCCATGGTGATGATATTGATGATGGAGCAACAGTTGAGGGAGCCAATAGACAGGTAGATTTATTCTTGGTTCGCCGTCAGATGGAGTTCGACTCTGCAACGCATCAGCCTTATTTTAAATGCGTGATAATCGAGATTAAGCGCCCAAGCATAGCATTAAATAAAAAGCACTTACGCCAGATAGATGACTACGCGGAAATCCTGGAAAAGGACCCGGAATTTAACGGCGCTGGAACAAGATATGAAATAATTTTAGTGGGGCGGAAAATTTCTGGGGCTGATGTAGCTATAAAAAATTCATTAGAGGGGTTTTTCGACAAGAATGACCCCGGACTAGTTGGTATTGGCCCCATAAAAAAATATGTGAAGACCTGGAAAACCATCATCGAAGAGTTTGACATAAAAAATCGCTTTCTTCTCGAAACGCTGCAAACACAAAGGCTAGTAGTAGAGTCCTCGAAAGAAGACTTACTGAGCAAGTTACAACACAAGACACACTGATCCATATACGCTCAAAAATAATTGCTAGCCTGGTCCAACGCCCGGCCTTCCTCAAGAATAATTTTCTCACGCCGATAGCCTTGTACTGCATCTCGCAGTGCAAGGGGGCTCTATGAAAAAGATAGCTATCGCTGGCCTGATCACACTACTTTCAGTTGTTTCAGTCTCCGCCTCGGCATGCCCAAAGGGCACGCATCCAACTGGCGGTACTGGCTCTCACCACAAAGGTGGGACCTGTAAGTAAAAGAAGCCCGGCCCAGCGCCGGGCTTTTTCGTTGTGCCTACGCCCTTCTCCCTTTCGCCTGCCGGTCGGACGCCAGCCGTCGTAGCCTCATCTCCCCCTTCACCTCAAGTATCAGCCCAACGATGTCGCGGATCGTGACCAGTGCGGTCGTGTCGATGCCTGTCACGGTGAACTCTTCCGCCTCGGTGGCTGGGTCGGATATCCGGATCGTCATCGAACCACCCGGGGCGAAATCGCATACGCACGCATCGGCAAAAAAGCAGCCTCAATGATAGGCCTCAGATCCATGCTGGAAGTCATTCGGACCATCCTTGTCACAGGCCAGGAGAATTCCTAGGACCTACATTCCGCGGAGTGTAGCCGGGATATTGATTTGTGCTGGCGCTTTGCCTAAACAGTGACAATAGGCCCTGCCATCCAGCGCCCGACACGCCGTTCTACTCCAACCCAAGCCCGCCATTGAGCGGTTTTTTTTGTCGGCGGAAATAATTTGTACTTTTGGTACTTGACCGAATATGAACTCCTGGTTCATATTTAACCCATCGCAGCGATCAACCGCAGCGACCCGCTCTTTAACATCGCCAAAGACAACCCCTGACGCCAGATGGCCGTTGAGTTCAGGGAACAGCACGAAACACAGTCTGCTACCGCGCACGATTACCCGGCGCGGAAGGTTTGCTGGAAACACAGAAACAAAAACGGAAAGCATCACTGAAGCACCTGGCTTGCCGGGTGCTTTGGGATGACAACCACCGAGTA